ATCAATGATGATGCTCCAAATTGCGATAAATGTGGTATTTTGATGAACAGAAAGCCGGCCTTCCTTGGGGTTTCATTCAAGGGTGAGGGCTGGGGAAGGAACTAATATGCCATATTTCATTCAAAAATCCGCACCAGGTTGCGCCGAAGACCAGTGGGCTACCACTAAGGGTAGCGGCGAGGTCATGGGTTGCCATGACACTAAAGATGGAGCAATCCGTCAGATGGTGGCGCTCAGCGTTGCCGAAGGTATAGAGCCGGGAGGTGAGCGCGGTGAATCTGATTGAGCAGAAAAATAAAGCCATCTGGATTGTCAAGGAAATCCTTGAGAACAGAATGACTCACCCACAACGGGACGTGCTTGCTGAACACATCATCGACGCCCTCATGGCGTTCGGGTGGCGTGGACCCAATGAACTTCGCTGGATACAAGAACGAGTCTGGGACCAGGCAAAAGCTGGCGGAGAAAAGAACCCCTTCAGGGAGGAAAAGTGAGCGACAAAATTGAAGATGCTTGGACCGAGTACCAGTTCGGCAAAATGATCGACCCGGTACACCGTTACGAGCACGATGACAAAGCAATCTTCACCGCCGGGTGGCTTGCGTCACAGAAACGCAACCATCCTGCCTTTAAGGAATCGGTGTGGGTAGCCGCACCGATGGCTCCGGAAGAAGTTGATCCGGAATAACTCAATATCCATCATCCCCGATGACAGCAGAAAGCCCCCGGACGGACCGGGGGCTTTCGCGTTAGAGTTGGATCACCGGCCTTTCTGTCTATTCGGACAAAGGCTTTCTGTCGTACTGAAGTACAGACGTAAGTAGTGACATGATTCCAGCGAGGGCGCTCACGGAAAGCACCATCGTCCATTCAACCTCGAGCACGCCAATCGCGGCGGACCCGATGGTAGCCAAAGCGGTCTGTGCGATTGTTTTCGCACAACGCTCTACGGCGTAATCTAGGTACAAGCGAATCTTATCCATCAGGATTCTCCTCCTTAGAGTTGTGTAGTGATTTGTCTTCCCATACCGCACCAAAAATATAGCTGGTGAGGATGAGCGTAATCAATGCTACACCACCTGTTACGAGGTCGCTGACATCCGAACCGTTACCCGCGAGGGCAACAAAAGTGCTACCAAGAAGCATGACGGCACCAATGATAAAAGATGCGAAGATGTATCTCCGGCGGTTCTTCCAAGTTGGTTTAGCCATAATATATTTAAGCCCCTTGAGGTAAGCACTTATTGCACGGCGGATCACAGTCGCAACATCCTACTGACAAGACTCGCACTCCATTGCTGCTTGTGGGTCTACGGGGCAAGCAACTCCCCCAATCATCTCGTAATCATTCATTTATCCATTTTAGCATTTCGACCTTTGGTTGAGACTTTCGTGTGATAGGCTCTGGAACCATGAGAATCTTGTTCATCGATTTAGAAACAAGTCCCATCACCGCTCACACTTGGGGGTTGTGGCAGCAGAATATTTCCATCAAGCAGATTGTGGAATCTACCGAGGTTATATGCTTCGGAGCCCGTTGGTACGGCACCAAAAAAGTCACCTTCAAGTCGGTTCATCACGACGGCAAGAAGGCTATGTTGAAGGAGTTGCACGCCCTCATGGAGGAGGCGGATGCCATCGTCGGGTGGAATTCCAAGAGCTTCGATCATAAGCATATTCGCAGGGAGTTCCTAGAGGCCGGAATGCCACCGCCCTCGCCGACCAAAGACATCGACCTGATGCTGGAGGTGAAGCGCAACTTCCGATTCCCCAGCAACAAGCTCGACTATGTTGCACAGAAGCTTGGCGTTGGTGCCAAGGTTGAGCACACCGGATTCGACCTGTGGCTGGGCTGCATGGCTGGTGACGAGAAGTCTTGGCGGATGATGAAGAAGTACCAGATTCAGGATGTTAACTTGCTCATCGATTTGTACCAGAAGCTCCTGCCGTGGATGAAACACCCGAACATGGGCATTGATTCAGAGGTGCCTGCGTGCACGAACTGTGGAAGCGAAGACATCAAGCGCCGTGGTTATGAGGTTCTAAATACTGGCAAGTACCAAAAGTTCCAGTGCAAGAAGTGTGGCAAGTGGATGCGGGGCAAGAGCGCGGTTGCGACAGCAGAGATGCGTTCCCTGTGAGTGCCGAGACTTACGCTAATCTCGAGGAAGC